CATGTCACGAGACCTTTTCAGGCACGGAATTATTCTTCACACCGTCTTCTAACTTCCTGGACGTCGTCGTCAGGATCTGTATCCCGGAGCGCGTGTGGATGAAGCGTAGCTCCGAAATCCGGCCCTCGCGAAGCAGTTTGTAACTGGCAAGTACCGTACGTTCATCCTTGGTCATTGTGCCGCCGTTTTCGCTGTTTGTCGGGCCAGCCCATGCCCTTGAATAGCATGCCTTGACCCCCAGTGACTACAAGCTTGACCGCTTGCCCGGTGGTCGGGCACTTGGTCAGCGGGGCCATTTTGATTGAGGATCGGTGCTCAAATCGCGTGCCGTCCTCGCGTTCATATTCGTAGGTCATCATCGCTTCCGCCATTCTTTGCCTGAGTACAAAGTACCTCCTGAAACGCCATTGACAGCTCCAGTGATTCAACCTGGCCAACGCCCATACGCACGCTTTCGTGATAGTACGCGGCCACCATCCGCGCCAGATTCTCGGCAAACCGAACCGCCTGATCCACTTCTTGTTTTTTCATATGCACATCCCCCAAAACCAATGTCCCATGAGTACACCCCACAGCAAGATGATGACGGGATGACGCCTGGCAAATCCAGCCATGACCTGGCTGATAGTCCTCGTGGGCGTGAGATACGCCCAAACGTCGTACGCAATCACGACCATGGTCACGCCGATGATGAAAGCTGTCGTGATCATGGCTTTACCCCGCTCGTGCAACGTTGCCAAGGAAAGCCCTCAAGCTCAGAAAGTTTTAGGCAGTTTCCGAGCTGAATGCCAGACTTTAATTCGCGCATCTCGGCGCGGAATTGAGCCTGGTTGCTCCGAAGCTCTTGTATCTCTTGCTGCATGGTCTCGACCTTTTTGGGCAGGTCGGCGAGTCCTGCTATGGCCGCGCCAGTGGTGACGGACACCGTGATGATAGCCACGATCACCGCACCTATGCGGTATATCTCAGGTATTTTGAGCCAGATGTTCATGCTTGAATGGTTTTTCATATGGATATATAGCCCTCCGCGCATCGGCAATTGACGATTTCGCTTGCTGGACCTGACGGATCGCCTGGATACATCAGGCCGTTGCTGAAAGTGGAGTCAAGGGGGACCTGCTCACCATCCATATCGACATGACTGTCCCGCGTCTCAGTGTCGATGAACGATATCCACACCTTTTCGAGAGTCAGCCCCGTCGCCAGTGCGCCCTGGCGGGTGCCGAAGGATCCGGCGCCAAGCATCTCCGTACGCGCGATCCGCTCAGCACGAAATTTGGCCAGGTCGTCCCACTTTTTCCGCAACTCGCGGGCCGCTTTGTCTGCGCCCCAGCCTTCACTGATTGCCTGTTGCATGACCTTCTGGACCATCTCTTTCGTCGTGTTGTCGATCAGGACAATCTTCGCCGCGCCCTCGGCAACGATGTATTCATTCGCCGCCATCAACCACTGTTCCATCTGAGCTTCGGTGAAGTCTTTGCGCGCCGTCATTTTGTTGTACGCTTCCCCGGCGAAGTATACGGCTGATGACGCGAAAACGTCTTTGACCACCGCGTTCAGGGCCATTTTGTTGTCGTCGATCGCCGACAAGGCGGCGTCCACGCCGCCACCATTTGCGACGGCGCGGGCCGCACGGCTCACCTGCTCACCAATAGCGCGTTCAAAAAGTTCAGCGGCATCCTTGACTCTCGCCTCGCGCATCCTGTCCATGGCACGCCTGTGGGCATCGCGCCCAGCGGCGGTCGTCGCCAGCGGGTCAAACCCTTCGCTCGCCTTGTTTTCGGCCTTCCGGGCGGCGCTCCGGTCGGCCTTCAAAAACCCGCGAAAACCTCTTCAATGGGTATGCTATCGTCCGCAAGGCGCGACCGGATTTCCTCAGCCTGATCTCTCGTCATGTAGTCTGGCGAGAACGAAGCGTCACGTCCCTTGCTCATAACGCGGCGACGCCAGCGAACGGCGTCTTGCTGTACCTGCCGGGCTGAGGCAATCGACACCGGACGTCTCGACTGCATCTCCTCCACGCGGTCGAGCTCCTCGATGTCCTCGGGCGTGTACCTGATGCCAAGCATTTCAGCGGCTTGTCGGCGAGACAGGATGGGACGTTTTCCGGTCAGGGCGTAGACCTTCTCAGCTGTATCGAGCTCAGCCTGCTGGAACGCCTCATGCTTTTTCGGATCAAAGCGGAGCTCAAGTCCAAGACGCGAGAAAAACTGCCTGTTCATGTCGCGCCCGATCAACTGGGCGTCAGGAATGACCGTCGTATTGAGCAGGTTCAGCATATCCTGAACCGCTGTCGCATAATTGGCCGCATTGCTCATGACAAGCGAATGGGGCACGCCGATGCCCGTCGCAATAGCTTCGCGAGCATCCTTCGTCAGAATATTCGAATGTAGGTCTGTCAGGCTCGAACCAATTTCCTTCGTGTCGATGCCCTGGACGATCTTCGGCGGCGTATTCTTCGTGCCCTGCAAAAATTTTCGTATCCAGCGCTCTAACGCCTTGACAGTTTCTGGATCGGGGTTCTTCGGCGCATCCTTTGCCGTGATGAAAATGGTTTTCTTCGGCAGACCGGAGCGCAATTGATCAGACTCGAACTTTGCCAAATCGTTCAAAATCTGGCTGTGCATCCGCACGGCCTTTGCATCGCTGTCGCCAACGCCCTCCTCCAGATACGGTGACGGCTCAAAGGTCGAAAGCACCCATTCGCGGGGAAGCCACACCGGCTTTCCACCGACCGAGCGCTTCCAATGCGTGAATCGCCCGCGTTCGTCCGGTCCGTGTGCCCCTTTTTCAGTGACTACCGTCATCGTCTTCGGGTTCAACCACATCAGTCCCGTCACGCGGGTGATTTCGTTCGAGCGGGGGGATTTTTTGCCCTCGATCATCGCAGTGGAGTAGCCCTCCAGCACAAGGGCCGCGCACGATTTATACAAGTGTGCGTACAGGTCCAGCCACGCGTACTCTTGCGGCGGCTCATCCTCATGTGTCCAGAGTGGGTCCTCGGCTCCCACCCTGAACACGCTGTAAGGGAGCGCGGCGAGCGTTGCCGCCCGGACGTGGATACAACGCCTGGTCCATGACTCTTTCGAGTAGGCTTCCTCAAGCCCCATATCGCGAAGCGCGTCCTGTACGCCCTCGATGTTGAAGCCATCCCATCCCTCTGGATTGGTCAGGGAAAGCCCCTTGGCAGATGAGCCGAGAATTGATACGCTGTGCATTGACTTGTTCATACATCAACCCCCGTAAAAACCAAATCCTGCCGCTGGACGGCCCCATGTGTCGTACGCCGCATACCGAACCGCATCTGGCGCGTCGTCTTCATGTTTGACCGGTTCTTCCTGCACCTCGCCCCGGATTTTCTTGCGGCGGTAGTTTTGAAACTGCTGCTTCGCGAGAACAGATCGCGCCGTGAAATACAATTCATGCCGCTTGATCCAGTCGATGCCCTCGATGACGGACCCCGCCCCTTTCTGACAGGCGATTGCATTATATCCGGCTTCTTCGATTTCACGTATGGCCTCTGGGCGTGAGTTGTCGCAAACTAAGGTATCGTGAGCTTTTACGCCAATGTCCGGCAGTCGTTCGATTAGATCGGCTATAGTCAATCCTGACATGTGGAGTAGTTGATCCACGTACAGGGCCGGAACGGGGTCGCGGTCTACCCTTGCCACGCGGCACACGCTCGTTGGGTGCTCATACCCGAAGTCGATTCCGACAACAGTTTCCAGGCGTTCCGGCATCTCGGCGTCGTACACAAACTGGTATATTGCCTCTGACGGGCTTCCACGCCGACCGAGACCGTACACCCCCCATTCATAAGGGTCGCCCCTCACAAGCGTTCCGTCGCCGCTGTAGGTCAGCGTCCAGTCCTTCACCTCCGTCCCGTCGGCTTCGCGATACACGGGCACGCTGGCCTCGATTTCGTCGCGCTCGTCCGGCTCCAGGTACGGGTTGTCCTTGTACGTTGAGTTGAACAGCGTGCAGTCCTCACGCGTCAGTATCTCCGTGTCGACCCACCACTTAATGAGCGACGGATTCCAATCGAGCCAGATACGCCCCGACGTTCGCCGCATCAACTGCCGGGCCGTGTCCAATGGAATCTCGTTCGCCTCATTCATGAACAGGTTTTGGCGGCGCGGACCACGTGCTTTCTGCTCGTCGTCAAGTGCCAAAAACTCAACCCGGTGGCCTGATTGTTCGTTGGTCCAGACGTGAGTCGATTTGTTCCGCTTGAACAGGTGCGTTGCGTCCGACCAGTCAAGCACGCGTTCCCAGTCTCGGATCGGGCCCCTCTCCAGGTTGCCGTACGTCTCGCGAGTAATCGTCGTCAGCGCTTGGGGTTCAGCGAACGTGTTCGCCAATATCGCCTGTAGAGTGCCGATGGTCTTGCCAGATCCGGCGCCACCCTCCTGGCACACAATCTTTGTCGGGCAGTCCGCGACACGAGCGGCCAGGTCGGTCGCCTTTATTTCAAGAATCTTTCCCACGGTCCACGACGATGGACACGCCTTCGATCTTGTCGCCCTTGCTGGTCACGTCTACGTGATCGACTTCTTTCCAGCCCATTTTGACGCGGGAGTAATAGCGAGCCGTCTGAAAAAATTGCGGATGAGCCGGGTTCCGTGCTACGCTTGCAAGGCTGTCTTCAACGTCCTTTCCGATCATGGCTTTGATCGACGCGTAGGCCTTTCGCATTTCGGGTGTTCTGTCGAACGCGTTGTATATCGTCTGCCGCGAGACACCCAGTTCTTCAGCGGCTTCGCTGACGATCCCATTATGCCTGATCACGGTCTCGATCATCTGCATGTCTTCTACCTTTTTCGGCCTACCCATAATAGCGCGTGAGTGTCCAACTACATGTTTTTCATGAACTAATTCTTCCCTTTCAAAGACCTATTTTAGCTTTCTCTACTCGTCCCCAATCTCGTGCCTCAATGGCGGCGGCGTCAAAGGCTTCGATCT